CACTTGCTGGGTAAATTGTCATAAATGGTGGATTTGTAAATGTATTTTTTGCCTTAGCATTTGAAATAATTTCTTCACAATGTTGTTTGCTACATGGTTTAGATCTTCTTACCACAGCTTGACCAGAACGATCATAATCAACAATACAAGCTACATATTCTTCATTGTCCATGTCTTCGGCAATAAACTGTTTGTATTCATCAAACAAATTAGCTGTGATTTCTTCCATTGTGGCAGTGGGTTGGTTACGTACACGACTACGTGTGTCGTGATTTTTAGCAGTGTCGCCGCCCATTGCTGGGTTCTTGTCCATATCGCCGTGATCAGTAAAGGCATTTGGCCCTTCCTGTTCTTCGTCAGGGCTGTTATCAAACATGCGATCTGCCATGCCCTCATCTGTTTCCTCTTCTTCGTCATCTGCTGGATTCAGTTTGTCAAGGACACTACGCATACCGTCGCCTGCTGACATTGCGGCAGGCATAGCGCCTACGCTTGGCTCAGCGGTCATAATTGCTGGCTCATGTTCAACACCCATATGTTCATCACCAACTTTTTCCACGCCAGCCAATTTCATGATTGCGGCCAACATGCCACTTAACTCTTCACCACTGCTGGCAGTGATGTTGATAGTGGCAGGAGTTTGTGGTGCTTCTGGAGCATTCATCATTCCCATTGGGCCACATTCTTCAACGGCCTGTGATTCTTTAATTATATTTGGATTGTTTGCGTCAAGTTCGGCCAAACGCTTTAGTACGTCGATCATTTGCATATTATTTCTTCCTTGGATCATAGTCCGTTTGTGCGATTGGACTGTGCGATGCTTGTTCTTCATTACTCATGATAGGGCTAACTTCGCCTTCAGGAATAATTTCTCCACGAGCTTTGCGCTGTAATTTTAAAAGGTCATTCAATTCTTTTACGAATCCACTATTGTATTTGCTACCATAGTAGTCGTCAAAATTTGGACTGCCAGCTTCCTTGTAATCAGGGTCATGTAGTAATGCGCCGGTGCGTTCTACTACAGGCTCTTGATACTGTTCGCTGGGTTCACCTGGACGAACCACAGCCAACATTTTTGGATTGATCTGCAATCCAGAGCTTAGATATTCTCTAAGTTCCTGTTGTGTTGTGGGATAATCCAATGTAACTTCAAAAATTGTAACTTCACAGTTACGCACTTGGGGAAAGTCTAGTGGAAGACTTTGAACGGGGGTAGTTTTTAATTTTTTAAAGGCATCTACTTGGAAACGCTCAAGCATTGACTTTAGTTTTGATTCTTGGTCTGCGCTGAACTCTCCAGCTACCTTGACACGAAATTCATGTTTACGGGTAGCAACAGATTCAGATAGATATTCTTTAAATGTTTTCATAGTAATTTATTTATTCATATTTTTGATTTTTTCTAGGATGCTGTTGCGATCTGTAAGTATATAACCCTCGCCTTCAACAGTTTCCCCGCTTTCATTCCCGTGTTTTTTATCCAACGCCAGCTTTTTCAACTGTAGATCCACCATTTTTAATTTCTTTTCGATTTTATTGGTCTTGGCCGTGATAGCGGCATTCATCATGTTGGCCGCAACTTCAAACATGCGAGCTCCGTAACGTGCTTCTACATTCATACCCAAATCCATCAAGTCGTCGTATGCTTGTTCTGCCTTTGCGGCTAGAGCATCTAATTCTGAATCGCTGATGTCGCCCAGGCCTTTTACCCTAGGTAATGCGGCGGCAATTTTATCAAATTCTTCTAGTCGTTCTTCTAGATTAATAACTTGTGTATTTACTGGCGTAGATGCTGGGTCCATAACAGGATCAGTGTCTTGAGGTAAATCAAATATTTCTTCTAATTTCTTTGTCATACTCTTACTTATTTCACTTTCTTAGTATTTTGATAGATATCGGTTTCGTTCAATATTCTAAATTTGATTCCTTGACTTCGACACCATGCGCTGGCGGCTTCCCACTTGGCCATGTTTTTCACATATTGTGCTTGGTTGTAGGGATTCTTTCCAACCTTCTCAGCTATCATTTGATTTGAGGGTTTTATCTCAATAAGCTCAACGTGTTTTTTAAGTTTTTTATCTACATAGGAGATTAAAAAATCAGGAATATAAATTGTGTTCTTGCCTGTTAACGGATCCCTGTAAGGAATTTTAATACTTTCACTGGACCATTGTTGTATGCTGGGGTTGTTGTCGCAAAATGTCATAAAAGTATATTCCCAACCACTACGATATGTGGGAACTCTGTTGCCCATATATTTTTCAGGGTTTTTTACTTGGTATACACCTTGACTAAATTTCATGCTAAAATATTACGAGCTACTTCTGGATTAATAACAAATGCTAGAGCATACCCAAGGAAACTGCTTTTATATCTATTGTAGTTTAGTATTTCAGTGACCAGCGCACTGATCTGTGCCGAATCGTATCCTGAAATAGTATCTAGAATAGTCATAGGATTGTAGTTGTCTTTTTTGGCCTGTTGTATAATAATCACAGCAATAGATTGAGCTGCCTGAGGATCAAATCCTCTTTTGGTAAAAAATGCTGTTACCGCATTGAATACCCCTGTGCTCAATTCAATGGGCTTGTTATAGTAGCTGTCAAAAGACTGTACGGTGCTGTTTGAATTGAGCACAGTTTCAAAAGGTAGGTTGTTGTATGTGGTGTGTGCCATTATTGTGTCTTGACAGGTTTAGCTTTGGTTTGTCCGTTGATGCTAGGGTTATCCGAACCAGAGAAGAATATGGCTGCGCCTGGATTAGTTTGACTAATGGCGGCTGCCGCTTGACTTCCAGCGCCGCCTGGTTGATTGCCGCCTCTAGACAAATTGCCTAATGCGCTGTTGGCCATGCTATAACCTTCCGCTATCAAACTTGATTTGGTAATGTGAGAGGCATTTTTAAGTAAGGTAACTGTTTGAAGTGCGGCACCTAGATAATTTCCTTCTGCTATGGCTCCGTTCGCTCCAAATATTGCTTCAGTACCAGAAATAATGCCACCTGGTCCAAATAATGAATTAGAACCTTTGCCGCCAATACTGAGTGGGCTTGGCGATGTATCATAGTAATAATTTTTGAAGTCGCCTGAGCCAGATTCAGGTATTCTTCCTGATTGATAATAGACATTTTCAAAGACCACAGACATTCTGTTGTGCAACACCTTGCTGCCTTGTTCTTGATCCAAACTGTCGTGTGCCCAGTCTGTAACTAATGGATTTACCAATGTGAACTGAGTAAATTTCTGTTGATGTAGAACATAGATATCTATACTACGGAAAAACGGGGCTTTCTGAAAACTGCTTAGGCCGTATAGGTAATTGTTATCACTGAATTTTGTATCACTGTATGCTTGACTGCCAGCAGGTTTTGCTGTTGAACCTCTATTTTTCTTGCTGCCAGGCGCACTCAATCCGCCAAATAACTGTTTGACAAAACTTGCCTTAGCAGGAGAACTGGCCTGAGTAAAATCATTGGATCCTCCGTAGGTACTATCTGTGTAATAATATTTGTAGTAGTTTCTCCAAAGACCATTTGTGATGTCGCTGTTATCATCGTGAAATTCAATGTTGATGGGCTCGTATTCTAATTTGGTTTGTATTTTAGTTTTTCTATTGTATTGATTCAATGTTTCAGTAGAAATTTTAAATTTTGGTAAATCTACTTTTCTAACCAAAAGTCCCACATCATTCTCCCCAGTCTTGGCCCAGGCAGCATCGCGCACAACATAATCATTAAAATTAAAAGATAAAAAATATAGAAAACCAACCTTTGGTGCTCTAGCATAGGTATTGGCAACATAAAGGTTACTGGCATGCTGGAAATCTTTCATGCTAGGTTGTCCGTCACCTAACAATCCATTAGTTACACTTCCAAGAAAATTATTAAATGCATTACTCATAAAATTATTTAGCCAATAAAAAAGCCGGGGTTTTTACTCCCGGCTTTGTTGTCGCAGTTAGTATTAACCGCCTACTGCTAGTGTACGTGCTGTACGTCCAATGTTTACACCTAATCCTGTGGCATTGCCTGCGCCATCAACTTGTATAGCATTGTCATAACAAATTGACATAGCTATATCTAAAGGGTCATTGTTTGTGTAATCACCGCCTTGATATGTGACCTGTTTGATCCAGCATCCATCCAATTGGAATGTGTCTAAAACATTCGGAGTAAAGCCGCCATTGCCGCCATCCAATATTTCAATTAGTGTAGCAAATTTGTAGTCAATACCAGATGCTGCACTAGCTTGTTCAAAGAAGTCAAACTGTTTCTGCATTTGTTCAGCAACTTTAAGACTCACTGCGTTGGTTACATCATCACGCACTGTGAGTTTAATATCTTGAAAGCTATGACGGCCTGCTAGCTTTACCGTACTGTTGTATACAGCTAATTTGATTTCTTCAAATTGAACTTCTGGACGAGTTACGTTCATAACTTGTTTAGTTAGTTCTGTAGTAGGAGTACCTGCTACACCAAACCCATTCAAGGTCACGCGAAAGCGATATCTTAATTTTGGCATTAACAACCCCTGCGAGCTAGAACCCGCATTGTTTGCTAATGGTATTGAAAAATTACTTAAACTTGAAACTGGCATGTTTAATGCTCCTTATTCTTAATATTACTTTCCAGAGCCAGGAAATCCTGCCCCAAGATTGCCTGCCGCAATAGCACCTGTATTAAGGATACGTAGCGGAATGTAAATGAATTCAACTGCTTTAACTGGCTCAATGGCTATGTCTACATGTAATTCATTACGATCAATTGTAGCAGGAGTATTGTTTGATCTGTCACATACCACAATGAAGTCATTCAAAGCACGTTGACCCACTAACTCTAACAATAGACTTTCTACGGCATTTTTAACTTCCCCACGTGTTTGATTGTCATTTGGCTCAAACAAATATGGTTTAGAAAGTATGCTTAATTGTCTACGTAGATAACCTACTAAACGAGCTACGTTAATACGATCTAATGCGCTAGAAACTTTTGATCGTGTGTATTGACCCATATTAACAATACCAGCGCCTTTTAGTGTGGAAATTGGATTGACTTTAACACTGGCCATTATATCACGTAGGCTTTCATATAGGCTTACTGTTTGGAATTGGCCTGTAATACTGTCAATATACCCCACTGAAGTAGCATTAATGATTCCACCGCGGTTTAAACCAGCTGGGGCAAACCATTCATAACTTACCGCATCACTGTTAATGATAGTGCTCAGCATCATATGGCTTGGTGGAACAACAATATTGTTGCCAGTGTTGTCATTAGTTAAACCACTTGGATAGAAAAATGCCAAATAGTCATCATATGTTACCGCACCTTGATCACCGTTGTCTGTAGCCAGTGCTGCATTGCTTCCCCAGTTATTCAATGAATTAGAATCTGCTGGTAAACGGAATGGGGTGTCACCAATTACAAATGCTGTGTTACCAATATCTGTGTTGTAGTTAACCATGTTTTGTACCACTTCAGGATATCCTGGGCAGGCAATTAGGTTAAATCTTAATGTTTCAGTATCACGAATAGCTGTATTTGTGTCAATCAATGCTTTTAATGATTCAACAATCACGCTACGTTGTGCTAGACGGCCAAATTGGCCTTGACCAAGAGCATTGTTTGGGCTAACAGTGACCCAACGATCTCCCACATCACCTTCAACTCCAGTGATATGATTCATCATGTATTTTTTAACGTTGTTACCACTCCAACGTAGGTTATATAAACGTGTACCTTTTGGATATAACAATGGGCTCACACAATCACTATCAACATAGTTGCTGTTTAGTAATGCGCTGATTGTGGCTGGTTGATAATTTGTATCAACACCTGCTGTCCAACGAGCGTCAGCATACACCCAACCGTTAGGAGTATGATGATCTGTGGTATCCTGTAGTACCCAACCGCCTGTTACACTGTTGTAAACATAAATTACTTGACCATAGCTGTCAATAATTGATGTGCTTACCCAAATATCACCAGTCACTAGTGCGTTACCGTTACTTTGAGTAGTTGGTGCCAGTGCCGAGACAATAGGACCATTTGGATCTGTATTTGGGAAGGCATGTAAATAGCCAACCCAAGCACTGCCGTTGTTGTAAAGAATATCCACTGAACTGATACTGCTATCAAACCACAATGTGCCATCTGCTGGAGCAGTAGTTGGCGTTACACCAGATGATTCGTAAACTAGAGGAGCCCAATTACTGGCAATAAATGTGTATGCTGGGTTGCCAGAAACTGTTGTTAAATCAGCGTTAGGGGCAGTATACAAATTGGTTGTGCCGCTGGCCATCATTGTCGCAGGATCATAGCTATAAGCACTAAATCCAACATCAACTAATGGAGTACCAGCATAATCGTATAACTCAAAATCACCGCCCAAAGCATGGGTGATGGATAATTTGTTTGTAATAGTGTTGTAGCTAGCACTAACATTGGTCATACCAGAAACGTTAATTGCTGTGGCAATATTAGCTGCCAGTGTGTTGACATAATCTGATGGAACAGTGATAGTTGCTGTATTAGCCCATACAGCAGATCCCTGTAGTGTTTCTCTAATAACAAAAGTCTTGTTAGTTAATGTGCTCTTGTATGTTGTCGCTGGACTAGTAATGGTAGTAGGACCATTAGAACTATATCTCTTGACACGGAATTCAGCAACTGCTGTTGTAGCAGTGGTCAACCCGTAGTGATCAGGATCAGTTTCAACGTATGTTGTACCTACTGCAATGTTTGAGCCGCCGCCAGCAAAATCAAAGCTGTACAAAGCCTGTAGATTGCTGTTATACAAGGGTGCTGCCACAGATGTCCAAGCGGATGTAGCACCGTTATAGTATTTTACAATCCAGTTAGACCCCATGCCTGGAGTAGTTGTTTTAATCCATACACTGCCGGTGTCTGCGCTTGACCCAGTAGCTGTTGTGAAATCTGGATGAGCTATGTGAGTAGCAATGGCCAATTGTTTACCGCCGTCAAAACCATATTCAACTGGGACCCAAGCATTACTGTTAGCAGATGTTTTATAATACACAGCATTTGGCATTGTTGCGCCGTTATCTGAAGTAACAACAACTGCGTAGTTGCCAGGTTTACCAAAACTGTCAGCTGGTAAACCTTCTACGTTAGTACTGGCATCAAAGTTGTCATTATCAATTACCAACGGAGTTACTACGCTAAAACTTTGAGTTGAACTGTTCCATTGGTTGATACCAAATGAACTAGTAATTGGATTTACCCAGTAAGTGCCTGCTACTGGGTCGCCTTGCGGCGCAGTAGTTGTAGGAACAAGTTGTCCTAGATCAATGTCAGCACGAACCACATAGGCCTGCGAACTAATACCCAGCAAACTATAGGCCGCTTGTAATCCGTATTCATTCAATTCATTGCCGTTAATGGGATTACTTGACGCATCTGTATAAAAAAGTGGCGTACCAAATATATCAGTTAAACTACGTTGGCTTGATACCACGTAAACGTTACCAGCATTTGAATCTAGTGTGCCTTGTGCTGTACCAGTTGCGCTGGAATTTTGTTTGTTCGCCGCACTAGCAACGAGAATAATTGGTGTGCTTCCAGGCGCTGCCGGAGTATAGAAACTTTCATCTACTACCGTTACGCTTGTGCCTGGGGAACCTAATACTTTAGCCATGTTTTAAATCTCCTTAATTGGATTACTTTGTTTTATTTAGCTGTATATTAGAAAAAAACCTGGTTAAATACCATGACAAAAGGGCGCAAAAAGGGCGGGGTATGAGAAATTTATGTAAAATATGTCGACAAAGACCTGTAGCAATCAACTACTACAAGGAAGGAAAGCCATATTATAGGTCCAAATGCGACCACTGTAGTCGCGGACGAAAAGAAGGAGACCCGCTATGGGCAGTGGCAGGTTATAAAAAGAAAAATGTTTGCGACAAGTGCGGATACACCAGCAAATATTTGGAACAGTTTGATGTGTTCCATGTTGACGGCAATTTAACTAATTGCCGTGTTACCAATCTCAAGACGGTGTGTGCCAACTGTCAGAGAGTCCTACATAAAGAGGGCGCTCGTTGGCGTCAAGGTGCTCTGACTCCGGACTTTTAATCAACGATCTAACTTGAGTATATAGACTGTCTATACTGCTGTCGTTTTCTAAAACATTATCAAAGTTGGTTCCCACCCAAGCAGTCTCGCTGGCATGAATTCCTAATTCTTCAATCTTGTGCTTGCTAATTGCCCATGTAAAATTCCCACGGTCGCCTTTGTTCATACTTTCTGCGGCTTCATACCATTCAGGTTCTGGACCACGCCTAACTCTAATAACAATGCCGCCCGCATCTTTGATAGATTTAATTTCGTTAGGAAAACGACAGTCTGAAATTACAATGTCGTCTTTGCTGTTACGTAGTTTGTTCTCTAAACTAGCAATCCAGATGTCATCATGGAATGATTTTCGGCAAACTTCGGTACCCCAATATTGCAAGATCCAACGTGGAGTAAGATTAGGCATGCCTAGACGTTCTGCCCACCAAGGGTCCACTTGTTCTCGCCACTCTCGGGCCTGTTTAGTCCGTCCCTCTAACATAGTACGGTCCCAACCAAACACTTGCGACACTGCGTCTTTTAAACTACCAGCAAAACTTTCTCTTCGAAAGCCATGAAAATTTGTCAGGTAGTCAGCAATAGTATCTTTACCTGAACCAATAAAACCACACACACCTATGATCATATAGTATCCCCTAATTATAACTTATTTTATTACAGAAATGTGTAACCAGTCAAGGATTTTTTTTCAACAAATCTTCCAAGAAACAATAATCATCATGATGATCAGTTTCAGTATCCACTACGAATTTAGTTGATGGATTAGATAATTTGATCCAATGTTCGTAGTAATATCTTCCAGAGTCATTTCCTGATAACGGATCTGGCAGTGTGCGTATGTGGCTGGCTTTTGACCACCAAAAATTACCACTAATTGTGTTGTTTTCATCAGAGTGTAGATCTTTTACTCCCACTAGGTCACAATTTTCAAGCATTCTAACACATGTGGGCCACTCAGTTACACAGTAGTGATTTAATATTTCTCTCCAGCAGGCCACCTGTGGAGTAGCACTGACCACACCCTTGGTATGTAGGTACAACACGTCAAAGTCATCTGATTGGCACTGGTCCCATAACAGATGAAGAGTCTGTCCTTCAAATATATTTGTTTCCCCAGTATCTCTAAAATCAATGATGTTGACCCAAGGATAGCGCACACTCATGTATTCTCTAAGTTTTGACATGAATGTTACTGACACAGACTTGTTACGGTCTAACCTAAACGGTATGCCAGTCCCAGGAGAAATTTCTCCATAATATTGTGGCATGGTCACTGCCATGTTGACCTTTCGGGCTATGGTATGTAACTTAGATTTTTGTATTAGCTGTAGTTGCTGATCAATCCACCAATTCCACAAGGTGTACCTAGTATCGGCGGGGATAAAAACGTGATAAAATATTTCAATGGGTTTCATTGAACAAGTATAGCATTAACCTGTGACCCATGTCAACGGTGTTCCGCCTTCTTTGTAGTTGATTAGATCCTGCTCTAGAACTTCCAATTCAGCTTTGCCCTCATTCTTAAGAGCTGTACCATTGAGTTGAATGCCGCCTTGTGGACTAGCAATAGTGGCAAATTTTTCACGGGCCTCGCCCAGTATGATCTTGGCACTGGCCAAGGCAAAATCTTTGATCCATTGACCCGCAAAATTGTCTGCTAGAATATCAAAATCTGGACGGTAGTTGTACATCCAAACCAATACTTCTTCTTCAGATTGCGGACGTTGCATCACAGTCAGCACCTTATTGGTTCTGTTGTAGGTAAAGTTGATGTCACTACCAAACATTTTACCAACCTGTTTTTGATAGGAAGCAAACGCATAGTATGTGGCCAACCCGCCCATGTTTGTCGACGCCAATAGATATGTATTGGAGTAGGCTAGGTTGAACGGTTCAAACAAGCTGCCACCATCGCCGCCACCAGATCTACTGCCAATACTACGTCTAAATAACTGTCGAACTTCCGTTACTTCTTTGGGCATGGTATAATCATTTTGATTGACTTGAAGTGTCAAGAAGCCAAAACTTTCTTCTTGAGCATTACTGCTTCGCTGACGATATTTGGCAAGAGCTCGATCTATAGCAACATTGTAGTGCTTGGGATCTAGTTCTACATCAATCATTCCGTCACCCAGGAAAGTCTTGATATACTCTATAACTTGTTGGCGGGCGTTTTCATTTTCGTTCATGATAATATTTAGTCGTGAACTAGCCATAAATACATTACTATGCCACGCTTATCCTTATACAGACCCGAAAAGGGCAATGATTTTAGATTCCTTGATAAAGTTATCAATGAAGAATTCCAAGTTGGCGGAACTGATATATTTGTTCACAAATACCTAGGTCCTGTCAACCCCATAGAAGGCACAGCAACACCTTCAGTTCCAGATACCAGTGCCAATCCCATACCAGAATTAAGCATACAGGATGTACTGCTGTTGGAAAACAGAGATAGAAATTATGCTCCCGATGTGTACGTCATTCGAGGGATTTATACCATGCAGGATTTGGATTTTAATCTAAGTCAATTTGGCATGTTCTTGAGCAATGACAATATTTTTATCATGTTTCACTTGCGCGGCACAGTGGACGCATTGTCTAGAAAACTGATCCCGGGTGATGTTATTGAATTACCGCATTTGAAAGATGAATATGGATTAGATGAATCGCTAGTGGCACTCAAAAGATTTTATGTTGTTCAGGACGTTACTCGCCCTGCAGCAGGATATAGCCCCACATGGTATCCGCATTTGATACGTGCCAAATGTGTGCCACTGGTAGACAGTCAAGAATACAAACAGATTTTTGATCAAGATGCAGGCAATGGAGATGGTAGCACCTTGCGAGATCTATTGAGCACATACCAACAAAGTGTTGATATTAATAATCAAATCATTGCCCAAGCCACTGTGGATGCTCCACAAAGTGGGTTTGACACCACTCCCTTGTATATAGTTCCGTTGACAGATGCTGGGTTATTGGACGTTGCTGATGCGTCAGCCATGGACCAAGATGCTAGTATTGACCAACCTGCATACGATGCCAGTATTGTGCTACATAGTCCCAGCAAGATTGAATATGTTTCATACCCAGGCGGTGGTGGCACACAACCGCCAAATGGATCGCCGTTCAGTGCTGGTATTGAATTTCCCAGTGGAGCAGTGGTAGGACAATTCTTTTTAAGAACAGACTATTTGCCCAATGTACTGTATAGATTTGATGGCAAACATTGGATACAATGGCAGAAGGATGTAAGAATGACCATGAACAACTTTGGTACCAATGATGTTGCTCCTGGTACAGCCTTTGCTGGCCAACAAGTTAGATTGACAGAAAAAACTGGATTCATTAATAACACTGCCACTATAACACTGAATGATGGGTTGACTTATTCACAGCGTCAGCCATTAAGCAAAGTATTAAAACCTAAAGCGGATATTTAAAATGCAATATTTTTATGACGGCCAACTGCGCCGATATATCACTCAGTTTATTCGGCTGATGAGCAATTTCAGTTACAAGGATGCCACTGGCAAGATCACGCAGGTGCCAGTACGTTATGGTGATCTCAATAGACAAGCAGGTAACATTCTTAGAAAGAACAGTGAAAACACAGTGCCCAGCGCACCCCTCATTGCCTGCTATATCAAAGACATGAAATATGATCGCACTAGATTACAGGACCCAACCTACGTCAGTGCCATAAATCTACAACAACGTGCCCTTGACGACAATGGAAATTTATTAAACACCCAAGGCAATAATTACACTGTGGAACGCATAATGCCCAGTCCCTACAAGGTAACCTTTGCCGCGGATATTTGGACTAGTAATACTGATCAAAAATTTCAAATAATTGAACAAGTGGCCATGGTGTTC